CCCTTCATCAGAATCAGATGTGGCCGTAACCGAAATGCTGGATGATGAACTCACGGTACTGGATGCCAAACAGCGCATGGGAATTATTCCCAATGCCCAGGGTAGAATGGTTGACGAGAAGGCCAGCCGTTACGTGGTTCCCGTGTACTATCCATCGGGTGAACCGTATTACCAGCGGCCTCACTGGTGGAGTATTTTTGAAAGCGGGTGGTACGATTTTGCCGTAGCGATTCCTAAGTTCAAAAAGGCCATCATGAAAAATCAGATGACCATTAAGTACCACGTTTCCATTCATCAGGATTACTTTCCGGAGCTCTTTAAAATTGAGGGAATAACCGAGGAAAAGAAAAAAATTGAGCGCAAGCGTGAAGAACTGAATTCACTTAATGAATTTTTGAGCGATGTGGAAAACAGCGGGAAATCATTTGTGAGTTACCGCAAGTACAACCACCTCAGTAAAACAATGGAAGAAATGATTACCATTACTGCATTGGATAACCATTACAAAGGCGGCGAATACATTGAAGATGCCGAGGAATCATCCAACATTCTGAGCTACGGTATGGGGCAGCATCCGAGTTTGAACGGCTCCGCACCGGGGAAAAACAAAACCATAAACGGCACCGAAGCCCGGGAACTGTTCATTATGAAGCAGGCCATGCAGGCACCGCTCCGCCATTTGGCACTCAAACCGTTCTACATTATTAAGGCCCTGAACAAATGGCCTGCCGAAATGCAGTTCGGCATAGTAAATACCGTACTAACCACACTGGATAAAGGAACCGGCAGCGAAAAAGTAATATCGTAAACCATGGCAGAAATATTCACCACTATAGAGCAGATGCGCGAGTACGTGAAACTGGATAAAACCATCACGTTTGAAAGTTTGCGCCCATACCTTAATCCTGCGCTCAACAAGTACTTGGTACGCCACACGGGAACGCAGTTGATTACGGATGTAAAAGCCAACCTGGACAGTAACACGCCCAATGCTTACCTTGCCGAAGCCACCAAGCTCATCCGCTCGGCTTTGGCTCAGTTTGCGCTGTACATGGCCTCTCCCGATATTGATATCAAAGTGCAGGAAATGGGTTTTCAGGTGGCGCAGAACAGCAACATGGTTCCCGCTTCGGCCGCCCGTGTTGACCGATTCAACCAAAACCGCCTCATGCTGGGTTATGCCGCCATTGAAGATTTGCTCCGTTACCTGGAAGCGAACAAAACCGAATTTACCCAGTGGGTAACGAGCGGAGGAAGCACCATTTTTACCGATGTATTTATTCGCACGGCCGAAGAATTTGACCAGTTGGTAAACATAGATCGCAGTTCACTTACGTTCTACAATTACCGCCAGAGCATGCAAGAAGTGCAAGAACTCATGGTTTACGGTGAAATTACCCGCGAATACGGGCTTGCCTTGCTTGGCCGCCAAAAAACAAATACCCTTACCCCTGCCGACAATAAAATATTGCCACTTGTACAGCGCGCACTGGCCAATATTACCCATGCCCGCCACTCTAAAGGCGAAGATCATGAGAAATATAAAATGCGCGGCATTCAGTTTTTGGGCGAAGCCAAAAAGATACTTTGGGCCACGCCCGCCGATTACCCGGAATTCCAAAGTTCACCCATGTACTTTGAGCGCAGCAATTTTAAAACCTTTGAAAACGGCTCCGATAAATCATTTTTTGTGGCAGGAGGATAAATGCAGCGACTTCAAATAAATAATACCCTGGCTGAGATACCCGCAAGCTTTAACGAGTTTACGGGCGATCAGCTTTTGTTTTTGGCCCGATGCATCATGCACCAGGATGCGGAATTTGAAGTACGCCTGAAAACGGCCATGTATTGTGCCGGGCTTAAATTCGGAAAACAGCAGTCGGAGTGTATTTTGCCCGATGGCACTACCGCCGTTTTGGGCAATACCGATATATGGTTCATTGCTTCAAGCATGAATTTTATATACAATGCCGATGGCCAGTTTCAGAGTAAACTGTTTCTGAACCGGATTCCGAAAATTGAATTTACCGATGGCGAAGCATGGCACGGTCCGGCCGATGCCCTCGGGAACCTGCGTTGGGATGAGTTTTGCCTTACACAGACCCATTACGGCCGTTTTCTGATTACGCATGAAGAAAAATATTTGCATGAACTGGCGGCGGTGCTGTACCGGCCGCACTCGGGAGCCGACCCAAAAGCGGCCGATTTCAGCGGTGATGTGCGCGAACGCCTCAACGCGCTGATAACCGAAGAACGTTCAAAAAAACTTATCGAAAATCAACCGCCCGAGTTTCTGCTTACCGTGCTGTGGTTCTATGCCGGCTGTCTGGAATTCATTAACAATGAATTTCCTGGTGTTCTTTCTGACCCAAAGAAAACCGAAGACAGTACCGAGGGCCGCAGCACGGGAAACTCTACCGACCCGTTTGATTCTATGATGGAACTTACCGATGTTCTATGCAACGAGGATGTTACCAGTGTGGAAAAAGTACGAAGCAGTAACCTGTATGATGTTTTACGGCGCCTGAAAAACGCTAAGGAGAAGCAGAAAAAGCAGCAGGAACACATAGATAAAATCAAAAATAAACGCTGATGTTTGACCTGATTAAATACATGAAGGCCGTGGCTGAAAACTTGCCCGAAGTTGGCCACGATGATAATGACCCCGAGAAAAAACGATTTCACCGCGCCACGGGAATTGCCCAGATCGAGGAACTGCTCAACAGCAATACCGAAGGCTTCAACATTGTAGCCATTGACAGTATAGACAGCCGATTTATGGACACTGGCAGCAACACGCTGGATGAGCCTTTCTTTACCTTTATGGTACTAAAAAACTGTACCCATAATGATTTTGATGCCGTTCACCAGGCAAAGATTGACTGTAAAAAAATTGTGCAGAAAATACGGGCAAAAATGCTGTACGACCGTGCCAATATGCAAAATGGACTGGAAGAACTCCGTACCCGTAACATATCTATTTTTACGGTTGGCCCCATGGCCGATTACTTTTTTGGTGCGGCCATGAACTTTACCCTGTATGAGCAGGCCAATACCTGCCATAACCCTGATGAATGGACCAATGACTTTACCGGCATAAACCCAAGCGCATGGACTACGGAGCAGAACGAGCAGAACTCGTAAGGGCATGGGCGGAAACGACCATAAAAATTTGGCACGATAAAATACGTGCGCTCAATATTATGGATACCAATGAGCTGCTGAACTCATTTACGCACCATGTGTATGTAAATGCCAATGGCAGTGCCGCCAAGATTGAATTTGCCTTTAATTACTACGGTAAATTTGTAGACATGGGCGTGGGTACGGGCGTTTCTCTTTCGGAAGCGGGAAGCCCCGGAATTAACCGTAAGCCCAAACCCTGGTTCAGTTCAACCTTTTTGCTTGAAGTGCAAAAATTGAGCAATATGCTCAGCCTGAAATTTGGGGAACACACCGCCCTCATGATTGCCATGAATATTGACGACAATACCGCCAGTATGGGCGCAGCCAAAGGCGTGTAATTATGTCCTTTCCATTTTTGTGCCGTAGGCCGAAGTTTGGAGTATGGCATCACCAACTACAACCACCAAGGTATACTTAGACGGCTCCGAGGCGGAAGCCGAAATGAAAAAATTAACCGAAGAATCGCAACGGCTCAGGGCTGCCTTGCTTAAAGCCAAGAAAACGGGCGATTTTGAAGGAATGGTTAAAGCCCAGGACGACCTGAAGAAGGTAAACTCTCAGGTAAAAATGGTGGAACGGTCTACCCGTATTTATAATGATGTACTTAAAAACCTGAGCACGGCATCCATATCTGATTTGGAGCGGGCTTACAAAGAACTTAGCCGCGAGGTAAAAAATACTACCCGAAATACTCAGGACTACGTCCAAAAAAGTAAGCAGCTTGAAAAAGTAAAAACGGAACTGGCCAAAGTGCGTGGCGAAACCAATGCCCTTTCGGCCAGTAAGCGCAACTTTTTCAGTTCGACTGCCGACGGGTTCAATAAATATTTTGGGTTTGTTACCACCATGGTGGCCAGTATCACGGGTTTGGTATTCAGTTTCCGCCAAACGGTGCAGGCGTTTAATGATTTTGAAGATGCAGCGGCCGAGTTATCATCCATCACGGGTGTGGCCGGTGAAGAACTTGAATTCTTAAAGCAGCGTGCAAAAGATTTATCGGTATCGGTAACGGAGGATGGTGTTCGGATTAAATCGAGCGCCAATGATATTTTACAGGCATTTACCCTCATGGGATCGGCCAAGCCGGAACTACTGCAAAACAAAGAAGCCCTTGCCGATGTAACCGAACAGGCATTGATTTTGGCCGAGGCAGCCAAAATGGACACTGCGACTGCGGTAGAATCGCTTGCCAATACCATGAACCAGTTTGGCGCACCTGCCGAAGAAGCCGCCCGCTATATTAACGTATTGGCCGCAGGATCTAAAGAGGGCGCGGTAATGATATCGGATCTGAGTAACTCCATGGTTAAGGTGGGAACCGTGGCCGACCAGGCCAACATAAGCGTAGAGGAAACCGTAGCCCTGCTTGAAACCCTTGGAGATAAAGGTATAAAAGGCGAAATAGCGGGTACTCAGCTTCGCGGAACATTATTGAAGCTGCAAACCGGTGCCAGCCAGTTTAACCCGGCCATTGTGGGCATGAGCACCGCTCTTGACAACTTGGGCAATGCCAACCTGAGCGTAAGCGATAAGGTTAAAATGTTTGGGCAGGAAAACGTGGTGGCCGCCAATATTTTGATTGCCAACAAAGAGCGATTCAATGAGCTTACCACTGCCGTAACCGGCACCAACGTAGCCATAGAGCAGGCGGCCATAAATACCGACACGGCCAATGCCAAGCTGGCCCAGGCACAAAACAAAGTGCAGTTGAACGCCATTGCCCTTGGAGAAAAACTGAGCCCCGCACTTACGTTCAGTACCAATGCATTTAACCAACTGCTTACAGTGCTGGTGCAGTTTATTGGCTGGGCAGAAAGGAATAAACGCACCGTAGAAATAACCGCCAAAGCCCTTGCCGTTTTGGCCTCGGCAATACTGGCCTATATAACCTATGTAAAAACCGCAAGCCTGGTAACCCGTTTACTTACGGCATCAAAAGTGGTAATGCGGACCGTCGTGCTTTCATTACAGGGAGCATATGCTTTAATGACGGGCAATATTCAAAAAGCCACGGCAGCCCAGAGAGCATTGAATATGGCACAGCGAGCTAATCCATGGGGTTTAATTATTGCTGGAATTACGGCGGCCGCATCTGCACTGTGGGCCTTTACCGAAAGCAGTGATGAAGCCGCAGCGTCCCAGAGCGACCTGGGCGAAGAAATTGCCAATGTAAATGACCTCTTGCGTGAACAGAAATCACTCATGGGAGAAACCGAAGAAATTTTAGGGCAGATAGCTGCCGGCCAGATAAATCTCAGTAAGCGTTCTATTCCGGAATTAGAGGATGCACTGACGGATATCAATGACAAGTTAAGGGCAATGACCATAAACGACTTTATGCTCAGCATGAATATGAATATATCAGCAGATGAGCTAAAGAAACAGGCCGAAGCAAGGTATAAATTGGAGGTCGAAACGCTTAAGCGCACTGAAGACATCATTAAAAAAGAAATTTCATCCCGTAAAGTAAAGAACCGAATTACCGAAGAAATGGACGAAGATTCGGCCAAAAAATCCCAGAGACATGAGGAAGAACGTTTGAAACTGCTTGAAGACTACCAGAAGAAAGTTTCCCAACAGCTTATAGCCCTCGAAAACGAGCGCAAAAATGCCAATACCCGCGAGCTGGACGAGATACGCCAGAAGTATAACGATGATTTGCTCATGGCCGAGCAGATGCGCGCCAAGGATGCCAAGAATGCCGAGGAATGGAAAGCCGTATCGGATCAGTTAATTCTGAACCGAAATGAGGAACTGCTCCGCAAACGCCAGGAGCAGGAAATGAAATGGGAAGCATCGTTACTGGCGGCCAAAAAAGAGTTTGGAAAACTGAGTGCCCAGGAACTGCTTACCCAAGAACTGGAAGCCCTGGATGCCGAGTTTTCGGCCAAAGAAATATCGGAAGAAGAATATGAACTGCGCTGGCGTGCCACCCAGGATAAATACCAGCGTGAACGTGCCGATGCCGTTAAAACTGCCCGTGAAAAATACGGACTGATAAGTGATGCCGAAAGAGAACAGGCCGAACTTGATGAACTGAAAAAAGTATATGACAACGGACTGCTAACCGATGCCGAATATTTACAGGCCCGTGCCATAATTTGGGACAAATACGCCAAGCAGCGCCAAGAAACCGACCAAGCGGCCTGGAACGAACAGCTCAAAGGTATTGAAGGCTACTTTCAGAACGCGAGCTTGTACGTAAATGCGTTCAGCAACCTGTTTGCGGCTGCCAAGCAGTTAGAGCTTGACGAAGCCGGTGAAAACGAGGAAAAGAAAAAGGCCATAAATAAAAAATACGCCGACATTGAAATGGGCATTAAAATTGCCCAGATTGCAGCCAGTACGGCCTTGGCCATTATGCAGGGCTTTGCGCAGCTTGGCCCCATAGGCGGTGCCATTGCAGCCGGTGTGGTGGGTATTACGGGCGGTATTCAGATAGCCGCCGCCGTAAAAGAGCGTAACCGCATACGGGGCTTTGAAGAAGGTTACTACCCCGTTACCGACCACCTGAGCCGTAAATACAAAGCACGGGCAGGCGGCTATCCGCGTACGCAGATGGTAGATAAACCCACCGTATTTTTGGCCGGTGAACAGGGCTCGGCATTCCCCGAAATGATTATTGACGGCAGTACCTTCCGTAATCTTCAGATTAACGCACCCGAAGCCATTGATGCCATTTATGCCGCCCGTGATGGCGTTAAAGGATTTGAGGATGGCTATTACCCGGGCCGCGAAACGGTAATACGAGAAAGCAGCACCCAAACCATGTTTACCGACCCCGAACTGAAAGCCCTGCTTAAAGGCTTACTGATGGAAGGCGTAAAAGCCCGTGTGGTTTACCGTGAAATTGAAGACATAAGACAGAAGGAAAATAACATTAAAGCCAAATTCAGGTAAACCGGCTTGTCCTTTGAACCGCCAATCATTAAAAATAACTTAGTACCATGATCACCATTACACGGCCAATACCCAATATTACACACAGCGGAAATCCCGTTCTGCTGTACGTAAACAGTGATAACATTGTAGAAACTCCTGGTATAAAATCCCAAATATCAATCATGCTGGCCACCACCGGAACGGGCCTTGCCAATAACGATACGTTTGTGATTGAGGTAATGAACGCCGCCTATACGTTTACGGCCAAAACAAGCCCAAACGACAGCGGCACGGAAGTACGAACACGGGCGGGCGGCGATTCGGACATTCAGTACATGACCAAACTGGCGCAGGACATTGCCGCCAATTACGATTTGTTTACCAACTATGAAATACTGGCCACCAGCATAGGCCCTGATACATTTGTGGTATTAACGGCCAAAGAAGCGGGCGATTTATACACGCTTCAATCATTTACCTGCGGCACATCTATTTTTACGGCTACCGATATTGACGGGGTAGATAAAACCCTTCGCCCAAATTTTAAAATCATGTGCCAGACGTGGGCCGATAATATTTCATCCTCTGAACTGATATCTGAAGACCGGCTGAGTACCGATGCCGACGGCAATGCCGTTTTTAACCTGAGTGCCCTGCTTCGCAATAAGCCGCAGCCCTCTTTTACTTGGCCTGTACTTTTGCCGTATAATTTTCAGCCTATTGTTTTTCTTTACTATACTGCCTTGGCCGAGGTATACGGAACGCCCGGCACCGTTAAAAAAGTGGTTAGGCAGGCCACCAAATACACCCTGCCCGGAATGCTTGAGCAGGAATACTTTGAGCAGCGTTACCGGGCTTATGAGCTATATCCGAGCAGCCTTGAAACACTTTTCATTACCGAAAATGATGTACTCTGGAACCGTGAGTTTAAAACCTACTGTGCCCCCACCGATAATGAAAAGATTTACTTTATATCCAGCCTGGCCTGGACCATTAAAATAACGGTAACCTACAACGACGGTACGGCCCCAAGCACTTTTGATTTTGGTACATGGCCTTTTGCGCCACTGCAACCCATAGGCTGGGAAATAAACTGTTCGCCCTGGTTTGTTTTCGGCGGAACGGTGCCGGCAAACGTAAAATCCTACACCGTTTTTGCACTTTCGCCATCCACCGGAACCACGCCCATATTTACACCCGTTGAAATCATCATTGACCGCAAAACGTACTCGCACAAGCGGGAGTTTTTATTCAAAAACAAAAAAGGCGTGTACGAATTTGTGCGCTTTACGGGTTACTTTGGCCGCGCAAAAAGCTACGAAGCCATTACTTACGACCGTGCGGGCGCACACCTTAACCCCTTTGAGTTGTCAAAATTTGGCAAATTTGCGGTAGATCCGCGTTTGCAGATTGAAGGCAACACGGGTCCCATTAACGATGGCAAACTATTGTGGATTCGGGAGTTTTTTGAAAGCCCCGATATTTACGAAAACATCGGCGGCCGATTGTATTCGTGCCGTTTGGTTTCGGATACGCACGATTCGTTTCGCGATTTGGTGTTTAGCCGCGGCGTGCCGTTTACCTATTTGCGTGCCGAAGAACCCTTGTTGACACAGGGTGCCAGATGCGGAGGAAGCGATCCTGAAGACATTATTAACGGCACCATTAAGCCGATTGAAGATTTAGTAACAGAATAAAAAATAAGATATGCCCGAACAAATTAGCCGTGCCGCCATGCAGGCCGCCATGCAGGAAGGTGAAACCAGAAATTTTGAATTCTGGCAGAATGTTTTTGAAAGCATACAGCTCAGAGCTGAAGCACTTGAAACACCCACAGTGCATGTGGTAACCGCTGCGGATGTAGTTGCCAAACGAATACCCGTAACGGGCGGCATGACCGCCTACCCAAACAGCGTAATATTGGTTGACGGCATTCCGCTTGTAAATTCTATCGGTAACGAGGAATACATACTTACATCGTTTGGTATATCCGAAGGTTCCGACCGTGCATTTACCGAGGATGAGCGCATCGTAATTTTCAAAAAATCGTAATTGATGGGCAGGCTGCAACTGTATATTGAAGGCAAACCGGTAAACCTCATGCCCGAGGAAAAAATACCCATTACCCTGCGCACCCCTTTTTTGGGGTTGGGAGACGGGCAGCCATCGGGCAGTTTTAATTTTCGGATTCCCCTGGGCGGAGATAATGCCGAAATTGCCGATTACCCCGAACGGCTTTCGGTTTTTCCGGCCAACTTCTCCCCCAAAAACTTTTGGATTACCCTGGATGGTATTCAGGCAATGGAAGGTATTGCCAAATTTGACAATACCACGGAAACCACCACGGAAGTTTTTTTGGGAACAGCCGTGGCCGCATTTTACAGCCGCCTGCAAAACACTAAACTTGAAGATTATGCCATTGGCGGGCCTGTACTCATAGGTACTGATTTTGACGAGGCCATGGATGCCATATATAACGGCGGTGCCGATATCAACCATCCCATGTTTTACTGCTTTCCGGTGTACAACCGTTGGGCCTTTGCCAAATTTCAGCAGGATGATAGCATTCTGGAAGAAAATAACCTGAATTTTTGGGCACCCAAAGACAACCTTACCGATACCACTTCGCAGGCCAACCACCGCCGTGCCACACAAAACCCATTTTTGTGGGAGTTTTACCCCAACCCCAACCCGGCACCTTACCGCAGACTGCCCAAGGTAAACGAAGATCCGTTTATCACCACGCCCTTTTTGCGCCTGGTATATGTACTGGATAAACTGTTTCCGGATTTGGGGTATATTCTGGACGAAAACGCTTTTGCGCTGCACCCCGAACTGAAACACACTGCCCTGTATTCTAACTACGACTGGAATATAGATTACCCCTATGATGAGTTTGGTGCTCCCTTGTTTTCGGGCGATTTGTATATCGATCCGCGCAAGTTTGTGCCCGATCGTACGGTGTGGGATTTTATAAAGGATACCGAAGCCTTTTTTAACTGCACCTTCGTGTTTAACCACTACGAAAAGCGGGTACGCA